GCATTGACGGATGGGGACCCGAAGTTGATTTTCAACGCTTTGGGCTTGATAGACAACTGTGGTTACGAAATTTTAATAAACTGTTGACGATTAAAGAAATAAAACTAGATATCAATGTTGCTATTACCTGTTTGACTATTCCAACCTTGTCAGAATTAATCAAGATGTGGAATGAGTGGAACACGGTTAGAGAAGTGGGCTTACAGGGAACTCGAGTGTTTGATCCAAGTTTTTTAGCACCAGAAGTCTTGCCAACCTACTTAATTAAACAGTCGTTTACAGAAGCATTGGAGTTGATTTCAACTGATACTTGGTACAAGCAATGGTCCAAAGATCGATTTTCTAATTTATTGCCGATACTTGATAAGTATCCAGAAGGCAATGCAGTTGAGATGAAAAAATTAAAAACCTATCTTGACGAAATTAGTCGTAGACGATCCGTAGATTGGACCGGTATATTTCCACAAATTAATAAGGAGTTTGAAAAACTATGAGTGTTGAATTAAGCAAAGAAATTTGGGACGAGCTCAAGCGGTACATCAATGTGGTAGACAAATCTGATGCTGCAGAAACATTGGTGTCAGTTTTGATCGATAACGACATTGATGCCGACGATATCAAATCTGCATTTAAAACTGACAATGAAATCAAACGAGCACTTACCAGTTATCTCAAAGATCACGCCGACGACGAAGATGACGAGGACGATGAAGAAGCTCTCGAAGATTGGGACGAGGATGACGATTACTAATGTGGTATAGTCGTGTCACTGCTGATCTTGGTGCAATTCCAGACTTTATTTCGCATTACGAGAATGAACTGGAAGATGCCAAACGCGATGTGCGCATAGGCGGCCTGATAGAAAAAAATATCACGGCCTTACCCGGCATCACTGAACACCGATTTAATCAACTGCAAGAGATCGAAGCGGTTTTGAACTTTCTCAACATACAGTTGAGAAAAATTCGTCGCAAACACTTTCAAAAGTACCTGGAAGGATATGCCCGTGCGCTGACCAGCAGAGATGCTGAAAAGTATGTGGATGGCGAAGACGAAGTGATTGAGTTTGAAACTCTAGTCAACGAAGTGGCCTTGATGCGTAATCGTTACTTGGGCATACTAAAAGGAATGGAAAGCAAGAACTTCATGTTGGGACATATTGTAAGGCTCAGAGCCGCTGGCATGGAAGACATACAAGTATAATGTTTGCCAATGCCGAAGCATCACATCAACACAGTTTAGAAACTCTCAACATGTTGCAAGAGTACGATGAATTCATGGAAAGCATCGGTACCTTGATAGATCTTGGGTGTGGTTCTGGACTGGATATTGAATGGTGGGCCACTCGAGCCACCAGAGAAGACAATCCCAGGCCGCTCAATATTCAATGCACCGGCGTTGATCAAATTGATCAAGAATTTGCACCGCGTCGAGTAGGAAATGTTTCCTACCAGTGCAAAGATTTTGAAACTGAAATAAGCGTTCCTCCTGGCAAAGGATTCGATGTCTTATGGTGTCACGACGCTTTTCAATATGCTATAGATCCTATAGGAACCTTGTCCAAGTGGTACGACATTGCCAGCCCTGGCGCCATGTTGGTTTTGATTGTGCCAGAAACACAACGAATACATCATAAGAAATTGATGTACACACAGGCCAGTGGATGTTACTATCATTACAGCCTGGTAAATCTCATGCACATGTTGGCCGTATCCGGATGGGATTGCCGTGCTGGTTTTTTTAAAAAAGCACCAACAGATCCTTGGATTCATGCCATAGTTTATAAATCTGAACATAAACCCATGGATCCAAGAAGCGTCACCTGGTACGATCTAAGCGAAATGGGCCTACTACCAGAATCTGCTGATGCCAGTATTCAAGCACACGGCGAATTGCAACAGCCAGATTTAATACTGCCCTGGCTGGATCGCAACCTAACCTGGCAGGGAAATTTCTAAATACCACCGGTTGACCAAAAAAGAGCCATTTGCTATAATTGTTACATAGTGTAGTAATTAGACAACAATTTGCAAAGAAAGGCAAAATATATGGTAATAAAGAATCAAAAGGTAAAAGCGGCAGTAAGGACAGCGGTATTTGTGGCGCTTATTGTAGGCGGTAGTAGCATACTTCAGTTAGTGCTTGCTAACTTAACAAGCCAGCAAATTTTTACAGGTTTCATGATCTTGTTGGGCGGTGTAGCACTATACACAGTCTACGGATTGTTCCTGGCTCAGATACAATACGACGATAAAATACGAGAAATGGGCAAAAAATTCTCGGTTGACCAAAAATAACAGATACCTTATAATAGTATTATTAACAATATAGTTAAGGAGCTAAAAGATGTCAACAATTTTAATCAAAAGCGGTACCTATCGTAATCAACCTGTAGCAGGAATGGTCTTTGAATTGGTCAAGGGCTTTCAAACCGGAGCCAAAGGAGGCTATGTGACTGTGAAATCTGCGGGCTATTTTGGCCCAGACATGCCCGAAGTAGTTCGTGTAAATGTAGACTCAATTGAAGATGTAGAATTTGTGTCTGGCGAGCCAACCGAAGTGATTCACCCCAAGGTTCATGTTCATAATCCTGTACCAGTGGAAACTGACGAGGAAGTCATGGCTCGTATTGGCGAACGCTTTGACATTCTGGATCAAATGACCAAGGCCACAATCGCAGGCGATGTCCGTGCAATGATTGTGGTTGGCCCTCCTGGTGTAGGCAAGAGCTATGGTGTAGAAAAGCAGTTGGAGCATTCAGGCCTGTTTGACAAGTTGAGCGGTCGCAAGATCAAGTATGAAGTGATCAAAGGTGCCATGACTCCGATTGGTTTGTACTGCACACTGTACAAACATTCAGACCGTAACAATGTGCTGGTGTTTGATGACTGTGACTCGGTATTCCAAGATGACCTTAGCTTGAACATTCTCAAAGCGGCCTTGGATTCGGGCAAGAAGCGTAGAATCTACTGGAATTCGGACTCAGCCATGTTGCGTCGTGAAGGCGTTCCTGACATGTTTGACTTCAAAGGTGCCTGTATCTTTATTACCAACTTGCAGTTCCAGAACCTTAAGAGCAAGAAGTTGCAGGACCATTTGGAAGCCCTACAGAGTCGTTGTCACTTCTTGGACTTGACTCTTAATACCATGCGTGATCGTTTCTTGCGTATCAAACAGATCTACAAGAAAGGTGAACTGTTTGCTGACTACGACTTTACCCAAGAACAAGGTGATGAAGTTATCGAGTTCATGGAACAGAATCAATCCAAGTTGCGCGAAATGAGCTTGCGTATGGCGCTGAAGATTGCGGATCTGACCAAGGTTAGCGAGACCAATTGGAAAGCCTTGGCGGCCACTACTTGTATGAAAAATAATTAATCGGGTAGTTAACCCGGTTAAGTAACAGTAGCTCCTGGGTAGACGAAACGCTACCCATTTTGCAACAGGCCTTTAGGGGCCTGTTTTTTTGACTTGGCAGTTTAAATATGCTACAATAACATATGATCTTATGCGTTGAGTTGGCCCACGAGCTGACATTGGAATTCCAAATTTTGGATACGGATCTGGCTCAACTGTGGCTAGAACGCATGAACCAGCGAGATCACTATCCGTTGGATCATCCAGATCGTTTTTATGGGTTCAACACAACGGAACAAGAACAAGCTCGGGCCCTGGCAATGATACAAGACACAATCAAAGCCATCAACCAGTACAGTCCTATCATTGAGCGACAAATTGACACAGTTGATGATCAGGATACATTGAATTATCTGCATAGTATTTTTGAACGCTATCATGGTCTTTTAGATCAGCAGGATCAAGAATTTTTTGTCTCGGCACCGCTGGAAGTCAAACAGGCCTTGGCCGACCTGAATATCAATGTACACCGATGTGAAACGGCGGCTCGTGGCAATCGTCCTAGATTTGTTTGCACCTGGTATGGGCTACCCAAGACCAAAACACTTTCTACTAAGTTGATCAAACAGTACGGAACGCTCACTCCCAAGTTTGGGTCGGTCTGTTTGAACTATTGTGAAATAGGCAAAACCCTAGAGGATCTGACCCAAGATCGAGATAACTACATAAGTGCCGATGCATTCAAACCGTTTAGGTCGTATTCTGCGGATTTTAATGTTAGACTACATGAAGATACTGTGTACGACGCCGCTGAAAAAATCTCTAGAATGCAACAGTATTATTTAGATCACAGGTCCTTTTTTTATGATCGCGGATACACTGCATTTCAAGATCCACACTTATTACCATTGAGATTTCCAGTTGCCGAACTGATTGAAACTATGCCACGGCAACAACTTTTACAAGAAATACAACAACGACAACAAGTCACACAGGTTTATATCAAATGAAAACAGCCAGAATCATAGTGCGTGACGAAGTAAACATCAAAATAGAAGGCCTTGAACTGGATGCTCGTCGAGCCTTGGTCAATGCGTTCAAATATGATGTTCCGGGTGCCAGATACTTGCCAGCAGTTAGACTGGGCCGCTGGGACGGCAAGGTCTCATACTTCCAGCTGGGCGGTAGCAGTTATGTGAATCTTCTGCCGGAAATTATTCCTATCCTGGAAAAGTTCAACTACGATATTGAGCTGGATGATCAGCGAGACTACAGTGTCAATTTTGCTTTTGAACAGGTCACTGAATCCACATTCAGTCACATAGCCTGGCCCAAAGGTCATCCTATGGAAGGCCAACCCATGCAGTTGCGTGACTATCAGGTCGAAATCATCAACAATTTCTTGGCCAATCCGCAGTGCATACAGGAGATTGCCACCGGCGCAGGCAAAACAGTTATCACAGCTGCCTTGAGTAATGCAGTAGCACCCCTGGGTCGTACCATTGTGATTGTGCCCAACAAGAGTCTGGTAACACAGACCGAAAAAGACTACATTAACATGGAGCAGGATGTGGGTGTGTACTTTGGCGACCGCAAGGAGTGGGGCCGCCAACATACTATCTGTACCTGGCAGAGTTTGAATGTGCTGTTAAAGAATACCAAAAACTCAGTGGGCGATGTGACCATACAGGAGTTTCTAGAGGATGTGGTATGTGTTATTGTGGACGAGGTGCACATGGCCAAGGCCGATGCACTGAAAACCCTGTTGACCGGAGTCATGAGTCGTATACCCTTGCGTTGGGGACTGACCGGTACTATACCCAAGGAACCATTTGAGTTTCAAGCCTTGAAGTGTAGTCTTGGACCAGTGATCAATCAATTAAGTGCCAGCGAACTACAGGATCGTGGTGTGTTGGCTCAGTGTCATGTGAACATTGTACAGCTGGTAGATCACGCAGAATTTGCCAACTATCAAAGCGAACTCAAGTTCCTGTTGGAAGAACCTGATAGGTTAGATACCATTGCCAATCTAATCCAGCAGGTTAACCTGACCGGCAATACTCTGGTTCTAGTAGATCGTATTGCCGCAGGCCAAGGCTTGATAGAACGCCTGGGCGACAACGCGGTCATGGTATCAGGCGCAACCAAAGCAAAGGATCGGCAGGATGAATATGACGAAGTGGCCGAAGCCACTGGAAAAATTATTGTGGCTACCTATGGTGTTGCTGCTGTTGGTATTAATATACCCCGTATCTTTAATCTTGTTCTTGTGGAACCTGGCAAAAGTTTTGTCCGGGTCATACAAAGCATTGGAAGAGGAATACGCAAGGCCGAAGACAAAGACCATGTGCAAATCTGGGATGTAACCAGCACCTGCAAGTTTGCCAAACGGCACTTGACCAAACGCAAACAGTTTTACAAGGAAGCCAACTATCCATTTACTCAGGAAAAACTAGAATGGAAATAACGGTTGCAATGACCAAAAAATATGTTACAATAACAATATGAAAATACTAACCTTAGACCATAATCGAGCTTACGATTTAGATCATCTTCCAGAAGAAGTTGATGACATGCGATTTGCCATCTTGGATAACAGCAACCCGCAGGATCCTGATTATCACTATATTCCCTTGATCTTTTTGGAAAGTTTTACCAGCCCAGCTCTGGTCCTACGCATTGGTAACAACATTGTACGCATGCCGGTAGACTGGCAAATTTTAATTGGCGAACCCGATCTTGGCGACTTAGAAGTATTGCCATTGACTTCGATCAATGATCGTGGATTCAAGGCATTTCAGTTCAACCCACTCAGCAGTTTCCGTCCAAGTTTTCTTGACATTGAAATTGTGGATGTGTATCAAGAAGTTACCTGGTATGCACCCAAGTTAAAAAATGGTCAAATGCTGTGTGTACCAGTCGACGACAGTGACGAGCCTGACTGTGTGTATTTTGTCAAAGACATTAGTCGCAATTGTGAAGTCGTGGATTACAACAAGGCCTGGTAGTGGACAAACTCAGTATTGCCAACGAGATGGCGGAATTTGATCGTAAGAATCGCGGATTCTACGACAGCTTGACCGCAGAAGAACGGAAAAAGTTTAGTAACTTCCTTATGATTCGCTGGGGGTCGGCTGTGCAAGGCACCGCAGAACTACAAGGATATTACCTACAGAGTTGTAACCACTATCTGAACAAGCGATTCTTTGACATCAATCGCCATCCCAAGCTACAATGGTTGTGTGCCACAGCAGTTAGCCCAGATCTAGGAGCACAACGACATGTGTGGATTGCGCCCAAGAAAAAAGAACCCGGCGCATCGGGCATTCGTAAACAGTTGGCCGAATTGTATCCACAACTCAAGGATGATGAAATTGCACTCATGGCCGAACTCAATACCAAGAAAGACATTGATGCTTACCTGAAACAACTGGGTCAAGATACAAAACGATGACACGCTTGGTAGTCAACGGCTGTAGCTACATGGACAGTTATGCTCGCGGGCATGGTCATGAGGATCTGGCTCAACAACTAGGACTAGGGTTGGGCCAGTCGTTGGCCTTGCCGGGATCCTGTAACAATCGAATCATTCGTACCACACTCAAAGATTCGTATCAGGCTCAGGAAAAAACTTTGTACATATTGGGATTGACATTTTTAAGAAGAACTGAACTTGCTGTAGCACCGACCAATGATCCTTTTGAAGGACGCTGGATCAGTTTTCAAGAGCGGGCAAACCCACATCATCGTTATGCGGATCATTGGACCTTGAACAATACACAAGACTTTTTGGACATAAAATTACGAGCCGAGCTGTTTGGTCTTGAAGATTTGTTGGAGAATCTTATGTATCAGTTGCTGAGTTTGGCAGGAGATTTGGTACGGAGAGGACACCAGATTTTGATTTTTAGAAATCCTTGGGAAGACTACTACAACATATTGGAC